TAATCTCAACAGAAGTAGATTTGTCACGCATTTTAAGATGCCCAACTCTTACTTTATCCTTACCATACTTCTTAATCGCATCTTTAGCAGACATTGAAGTTAATTTCCATTTTGCTTCTCTCAACTCTTCTTCAAATAGAGAATCTAAATCAGTTTCATATTCAACTGATTCTTTAACAAGTTTGTTTAAATCTTTTATTGCCTTGCCCATGAAGATTTCAATTGACATCAATCTTGTGATAATATCGTTAATGTTTCCACCCTTAACATCGGTCTTTAGTAAAGACATCTTTTTGTTTAAATCAGACATAGTTGATTTAACACTAGCGCCTTCCATTAATTGTGTATATGTAATCATATCTCGTAAACCCTTGCAATATCATCATATGATAATTCATGCACTTCACCATCTTGATCATTGCAAACAAATCGATCACTCGATCTATCAATCTGATCAAGCGATTCAATTGAGCACCAGCCGATACGGCCATCACTTAAATCAACACCCACCATCTTTTTCTTTTTAAGAAGCTTGAATATAGTTTTATATTCAGGGCCTGCACGGCCTTCCATTAATTCTTTAAAACTAATCATCTTTACCACCTATGTACATTACATATCCGATACGGCCAGATATTTTATTATAAACTTCCATATCAGAAGCGTATGATGTCTCAACTTGTTCTTGTATATTCATATTAGCTCAACCTATTAGCTTTCTTCATTGATTTGGCTCTCTTACGATTCGCTTTATTGAGTGATTTACCCTTCTTGGAGCGTACCATTTTACGAGCACCTTTTTTCTTATTGATTCGTTCTTTGGCTTTGATCTTTACACATTTCTTACCCTTAGCCTTAAAACCAGCCTTGCACTTGACTTTTTTAATAATCTTACCGCCACGTACAACCTTCTTGATCTCCTTTTCGTCCACCTCTTCCAAGATAGATAAAGCAATATCTTTAATATTAATCATTTTTATTCTCATTCGCGGTTTTAAGAGCCTTGGCTACAACATCAAAGTCGGCTAGACCTTTTTTAATCTTTTCGATTTGCGCCCAAGCTTTGTCAAAATCACCAGTAGATTTCTTTGCAATCTTTAATGCTTTGGCGATAAGATTTGAAGCGAATTTACCTTCTTCAATATCATCTTCATCGTCTGCACAATCTTCATCCGCTGCATCCCAACCTTTTTCTATTGCGTTATAAAATTCTTTTTTCTTCTTGTCATCAAGTTCAGAAGGTGATTTAACACCAAACTTCTTTAACATACCATTGAAGAATTTTTGATATGCTTCTTTATCACCAGAAGCTTCATTCATAAATTCACTAAATTTTAACATTATTTTTCCTTATTTAAAAAGACTTTACCCACGTCTTCCTTTGCACCCGCGATTTTATCTAAAATTTTAGATTGCATCAGTTTAGCAAAAGTGGATTTAAAATCAGTAGCCTTGTTTGTTATACTCGATTGTATTAAATCTTTAATATTCATTATTCATCCTCATCTTTGTATCGTTCATCATTTTTCTCATCTTTGATCTGTGCATCAATATCTTTTATCTCATCTTCAGTTTGTTGAAGAATACTTGCACGAATATATTCATGCGAGAAATATTTGCCTGCATAGTCAACCATTTGGTCCATTATTTCCAGTCTTTCTTTAAGAATTTCCGTTTGCTTCATTTCTGAGAAGAAAGAATCATCCTTAAATTCAAAATCAATATTTTCTTTAAATGTTCTCCATTCGTTCTTCTTAATTACACCCTTTAAAATCAATTGAGTGCGAAGAGCCTGGTAGAAAATATTAGAAAATTTCTTACGCAACTTCATTACAAACTTGGTAAATTTAATCTCATCACGTGTGATCTCTGATTGTTTACCAAATCCATAAGATGCATCATCTTCTAACCTTGAGGCCGGAACATGAAGTGCCTTATATACCTTCTTACGAAAGTATAGAATATCATCAATTTGATCGAACGCACCACCCGCAGGTAATGTTTCAATCTCGGTACCTTTACCGCCCTCTCTACGAGGAAGCCAAAAGTCCTCCAACATAGACATAGTGTTATGTTGGTCCTTGATCTTACCCGTATTAGAATCATACACCATCTTATTCTTATATTTATTCATGATGTTTTTAAGATACTGCTCTGCACGAGTCTTAGGTAAATTACCAACATCAACATAAAATACTCGACGCTCTGGTGAACGTGTTATTCTATATACGGTCGCCGCATCTTCCAACATATTTAGTTGGTTGATCGGCTTAATAGCTTTATGAAGATAAGATACCGCAGTACCATCACCTTCAAATAACCCTGAATCAGCGTATACAATTGCTTCAGGGGCAATCTTCATTGTACGGTTAATACCGTCAACTTCCTCTGAATATAGATAGTATTCTTCTATATTCTTGATGACTTCATGTCCTTCCGGTGTAGTTTCTTTTTCAACTTCTTTAATAAATTGAATAAGTCTTGAGTCAATGTAACGAAGGTCTTTTATTCCCTTCTTTAAATTGCCCTCATCTACCACCACTTGGAAGAAGATTCGTCCATCGGTATACCACTTCCTGAAAAATTCATCTCCAGAATAGTTAAAATCAAATCGTTTTAAAACATTTTCAAACTCTTCTGTAATAATTTCCTTTACATTATCTGGTTGATCCAGACGGTTGAGAGCAATATTTACAGCGTCCTGATTAATATCAAAAACAATGGCTTCATTTACAATATCATCGATGGCAGCTTCTGCCTCCGGTGTTCTTGCAAGCGTTCTATATTGGTTGATTAACTCAGCGGTGTTTTTCCACTTCGTATCAATATCAAATAGTTGAGTGCTAAAGCCAGATACATCAACAGATATCGCACCTTCCATATCGGGTGCAATGAATGTTGAGATCTTATTATCAATTTTGGTATCACCCGCCTTTTTAGACAATTTACTACCAAACATTCTATCGAATTGTTCAATTAAATTCATAATATATTATATTTTATTATTGGTCAATGTTGCCAGCCGTTGACGTTTTACCCCAGAAGTCGTATGCGATGGTAACGGTATATTCGTTAGCCTGTGCACCACTTTCCCAAGTAAGGTCGATTGCTTCAACTGCAGTAGGGAACGCACCCTCAAATACATAACTACCAATCGCTGTATCATCTCTTTTAGAAGGTGTTACAGACATTTGAGCTTTATAATCCGCCGGCTTCAAAGATTTGTTACCTTCATGTTGATTAATACCCTGCATCCAAAGTTCGAATGCGTGACGATATTTAAAATCTTGATCATTAAGAACAGTGATAGTCCAATCTTCGAAAGTTCTGTCACCCGCAATCTTAACAACACGATTCTGGTAAGGTACTTCAATCGCCTCTACTGTTGATGCAGGGATTTGAGCCGCTTTACATAAAAACTGAAAGTCTTGATCAAATCCTAAGCCAGGAGCGTTGATGTTAACATGGAATAAATTGCCGCGATATAGATCGCCGGCCTTATTCATGACGCCTTTAAATTGTGATATATTAAATGCCATTTTATTCTCCTATTATACCGCGCCAAACAGTTCGCTGAATTCAACGCCTGATTTAGTAGCAATAAAGTTTAAAGTAATGAAGTTAATTGAACGAGCCGGTTTGATGTAGATATCTGCAACAAACTCATTTCGATCTAATACTTCGCCCGTGTTATTGGTCTCATCACATACAACTAAGAAGTCATACATACCGCGACGGCCTTTAACATCTTTCATAAACGGCTCTACCATGCCTTTGAATTGTGATCTAGTGAAAGCATCATTGAATTCAAATAACATGTATTTAGAAGCCGTTGAAATAGCCTTTTCTAACACAATAAATAAACGTCTAACATTAATTCTGTCGAATGCAGAAGGTTTGGTTAGCATTGTTTTATCACCCCATAATACAGTGCCTTGACCTGGCATAGAAACAACCGGGTTAATACCGTAAGGAGATTTATACATTTGATCGCGATGACCAGTCGTTGGATTGAAGGCAAGCTTAACAACGCCTTTAATTTTACCACGATTAAGACCACCAGGTGACCACCAAGCATCTTTAGAAGAGTCGGTGAATACACATAAACCAGCGATGTCACCTGCAAGAGGTACCCAACGGTAGTTGTCATTGTATTTGTCGTATTGGTATTTGTAGTTACCGTCAAGGAAACCGTATGAAGAGTTAATGTTCATATGATTTGTAGTGTAACCACCAGTAGCGGTACGCCATTCCTGTAAGTTACTTAACTGAGTGGCAGCGGCAATACCAACGATTTCATCTTTAGGTGGAGAAACGAATGCAACGCAATCTTTTCTACCTTCAGCAACCGTTTGTACAACATAGCGTTGAACAGTAGAAGCAATTTCTAGTGCTTCACCAGCAGCAGCACCAGCAATCAATAGATTTACATCTAAAGTGTCGGCGTTGGCAAATAAATCCCAAGAGATGGTCCAGTTACCAGCAGTTGGAGCCGAAGCACCATCAGTACCAGCACTTAACGTGTAGTCTGCAGTATCTGCAGCGGGTGTGCTTTCGTCTACATCACCTGATGTAGGCATATTAGCCGCAATCATGTATACATGCTTTGATTTATTAGCGATAACATCATCAATAAAGATGTTGTTGCCTTCCGCGTCTTTGTTACCTTCAACTAGAGAAACTGTGTAAGTTTCAGTAACTGTACCAGAAACAAGAACTGCAACTGCAATTTCTTGATTAGTATCAGTATCTGGAGCAGAATCAAAGAATCCTGCGTGAGCCCAAGCAGCGAATGCTTGATCGTCAGCCCAAGAAACTGTGACTGAATTACCTACAGCGCCAGTATTTCTTGCATATGCCGGTGCAGCAAAACCTGCTTTACCATTGTCAAATGCGTCTTTGTTATGAATTGCAACGCCCGTTCCGTTGGAAGCAGCGTTTAATGCATCATTAGCTACAGTACGAACAATAGTAAGGTTATTACCATACTTTAGGAAGTTCGAAGCTGAGAAGAATGAAGCAGCGGTGTCATTAGTTGGCGTACCAAAAGTAGCAACTAATTCGTTTTCAGATGTGATAACAGTTGTGTCGTTAGCAGGACCCGTAGTAAACTTACCAACCATGCCACCAAATGAAGTGGCAACGGCAGGAATAGTAGTACTAAGGTCATGTTCCTTAACTGTAACACCTGGTGAGAGAGCAAATCCCATATATTATCTCCTTATAGTGTTAAAAATAAAAACTTATGTTTTACTTAATATATTTATATTATTTTGACTTTATGAAACTATCTTCCATCTTAAGCCATCTTCTACAAATGTATTATCTTCATCATCAATATCGTTGGTAAATCCGAACGGGGTCATCATTTCCTCAATGTCCTCGATGTTTCTTTGATACATTTTAAGCCTTATATCCGAATCGGTGAGTTCTTTAAACATTGATTGCCCGGTAAACCAAGCAAACAAGACTAAATTCATCACCATATCATCATGAGCACCTCCTTCGGCTGCGTAGGAGGACCCTCTAATAATAAATGTAGACAATTCCTGTATAGTGTGCATGTCCACAATAATCAATTTTTGATTTTCCATCAAATCTTTTAGGNTAGAACAACCAAGAGACTTTGTAGCCTTGGTCATTCGTATGCCTATATCCATGGCTTTAACTGAGCCAATGGATATTAAATTCTCATATTCAAGTTCATAGTTCAGTACTTGAGTGACTGTTTTACCAATATCATTATTTTCCACCAATACGAAGGCTTCATTATAATCTAAAGCGACCTTTTGTATAATGGACGGGAATAATAATGGTGATATACTATTACTTCTATATGTAGCGACCTGTTCAAACGGGTATTGAGTAATATCCATTATAGAAAATGTAGAATAGTCTTGGCCTCTACCATAGGACACATCCACCGCCATTACATATGTATTACCCTTCGTCGGGTATTTATAGTATGAAATATCATTGGAAAAGAATTCCGGTAATTTATATGATAGACTAGATAATGTATTTACATTCACGAGCGTGTTGGAAGTACCTAAAAACTCCGCTTCAAATTCTTGTCTCCACCTATCTTCACCGATATTTCCAATAGTATCTTTCTTCCATTTTTCGTCTCTACCTGGCACAAGACTCCAATGCACATCGAATGGTACAAATGAGCTACGCTTTTCTTGAGCATCATTCCAAAACTTATAAAAGTGATTCATGCCGTTCGGGGTAGATACCATTATAATCTTAGTATGCTTACCAGATGAAATTGTAGGATAAATTGAATCCCAGAATTCCCAAAATAGATTACCATGAATGAAAGCCGCTTCATCTAAGAACAATGTAGAGAATGAGAAGCCACGAACAGCACTTGAGCTTGTAGAAGAGGCGATGATTTTACTTCCATTCTCTAATTCAATAGAGCCTTTGTTCCATTCCAATACACCTTGCTGTAAATATTTCGGTAAATTCTCATACGCCAATTGAAGTCGTCCAAGAATTTCTCTTGATGTTGCTCCCTTATTGGCTAGAATACCGACAACCTTGCTCTCATTGAATAATATATAATGTAATAGGAATGCAACAGATGTTGTGGTCTTACCAACCTGTCTACTCGTCTTGATTATGGAGAAACGATTATCATTTAGATGATTTATAAGCTCGTCTTGGAATGGGTATGTATCGAATGGAATTAGACCATCATCAACGTGAATGATCTTCATATGAGTCTTTACAAAATATATAATATCTTCTTTACACTTCAAATATTCCGCAACCATTTCCTCAGACCAATTTAATTGTTCACCCGAGCGTTTGAGGAGTGGATTACCTAAATAACTTGATGTATTACGTACCATTAATCATCTTCTGTAATTCATGAGTGGTTAATGTAACATTTAGATTATTATTAACCGTATTTGGGGTTTCGTTCTTTAATTTGTCCATATCTTGCTGAAGATTAAGAAGTTCTTTGGTGGTATCGGCGAGTGTTTTAATCATGCCAGCCACAACTTCATAACCTCTTGGATTACTCTGTTCTTTAGCTAAATTCATAGCACCTTCTAGAGCGTCATTGCCTCTTATTACAAGATTATGGAGCTGTTCACGAGCCTTCTCATAATCTGAATCTATGTCTTGATTTCTATCATCTGGATTTGAAGTTACCTGTACAGGTGCTGGAATACCTCGCTCTTTGTGAGAGGAAGTCATTATGTCTTGATCTGGTGGTATACCAAATACTTCATCTAATTTTTCATTTACATTCATAATATTAACCTAAAGTACCGCTATTCATTACAGAATTATTCAATATATTATCTGTGCCTGCGGCGTCTATATTACCCCAACCCATAGCACCACTATTGAACGCATTTGTATTCAATGGCTCGGTAGTCCATATTGAACTAGCCTCAACCTCAGCGATTGAAACCACCGCACCACTCAATGTAATGTCGGCCGTTACATTATTATTTATATAAGAACTAGATACGATTGTGGCAGATACAGTAACATCACCTGAATCATTGGTCTCAACACCAGAGGAAGCAGTAACAGTACCAGTGCCTGTGATACTTAATATACCGTAATGATCTGTGTGACCGGCGAATACACTCAAGCCAGAGGCTACAACATCAATATTTGTATTATTGACAAGAGTAGGGTTGGTAGATATAGTAGATGAACCCACAATATCTAATACAGTGTTATTAGTCACCAATGAATTAGATGATACTGTACTAGAGCCCACAATATCTA